GTGACATTTTAGGGTATCAAAACTTTATGCGTCTTGACGTGCTTTGCGGTTTCGTATGGCATCCACAATACGCCGTTAAACTACTATCTTAATAAGAGAGCGCCCGATGCAACTGACATGTTTATACCATCCCGTTAATGAAATGTTAGTGACGGATGACGAAGAGCAATTTAACAGGTTACTAGCATCGGGCGTGTGGTTTAAGCATCCAAACCAAGCTAAAGAAATGAGGATTAAACATGAAAAGCAGATACGATCGGAATGCGGGAAAGGACGCGTCAATAGCAAACGGAAGACAAAAGAAGATGCAGGGGATGCACGATAGTGCAGATGCATTTGTAAAAGCTGAACAGGCCAAAGTAAAAGGCAAAGGTGGAAAGGCTCCTATGATGGAAGCTAAGTATTCTAATTTCGATGCTGAAATGATGAATAACGGCCGTCATGCTCAAGAATTAGCGGTGAAATTAACTGCTGGCTTGGACAAGGTAGCATTTCCAGTTCGTCCAGCTTCTTCTACTGACCAAAAGTAATCGCCCACAATAAGAGGGCATTATTATGTCACAAGTAGTGCGAACAACGAACGATGTGATAATAAACTCTTTGTACCTTTTGGGTGAACTAGGGGTCGATGAAACCCCGGATGCTTTCATGCTGGAGACTGGTCTTGATCTTTTAAACGAGCTCATAGACAAGTTTTCAGCTGATAGTATTTATATCCCATATTTAACAACACTGAATCACACATTCATTGTTGGAAAAGATACTTACGCCATATCAGATATGGTGTTAGGTACAGATATCATTGCCGATCGTGTAGTTGACTTAACGTTCGCGAACTATCTTGTACCTGGAGCTGGAATTAATCAAAATTCCAATCCAATATCACAGAATTTCACAGCGAGCAATGTTTCAAGTAATTTGACTGTTGCATCTTCTGTTGCATTTCCATCGGGAACTCCCGTTACGATTTCAACATTTGGAACAGTGCCATCACCGTTAGTAGCTGGTACTACGTACTACACAATATTTATAAATGCTACGACTATTCAATTAGCTGCAACTGAGCAGTTAGCATTGATAGGTACACCTATTACGATATTAACTAATGGTGTTCCAGTAAATGTTATTACGACATATCAAGGAAACTTGAGTGCATCAACAACTAGCATTAACTATCCGATGCGTATTATCACTAAGTCTGAATATTATGGTGTAGTTAGACAAACTAACTTATTAGCTAGACCTGGATTTATATTCTTAAACAAACAGAACAATGAAAGTTTTGTAACTGTTTATCCATCACCAGATCAACCATATCCATTTATTCTACAAGTTAAATCGATGATTAATTCTTTAGAAAACCAAGAAACATTAGGTGAATTACCACCTTATTATTATGGTTTCTTGAAATATGCATTGGCACGTAAGTTCCTTGCGTATTATCCATCTGGTAATTGGCCACAACAGAATGAAGACGAATATCAGGACTATTACAATAACTTGAAAAATTCTAACGAAACTGATTTAACCATCAGTCCTTCTGTGACGCTAACAGCACCAGAGCCTTTCTATTGGCCAAATATTCTGAGTTATTAATGAAGACAGAATCTTATGACATTGTTGGTAGTTATAATCATCAGCGCGTAGTATCAATCGATGCCGAACGTTCAGTTAACCTATTTGAATTTATTGACCCTAATGGTAAAAAGCCAAAATCATTATTACCAACATCTGGACTTGCTGATACATTATTTCAATTTGCAGGTGGTGCTGATGGTTGGCGTGCTCAGTTTGTTGTGTTTTCTGGAACTGTTGAAACAATGTTTGGTGTTATTGGTGAAAACATTTATCGCATTGATCAATTCTTTAATGTTACACAAATTAATCCAAATCCATTAACATCTAATGTTGGTTACGTTGGTATTGATGCTAATAATGGTAATAGCGCTGGCGAAATTGAAGTTATATTTGTAGACGGTGATAAAGGTTATATCTATAACTTAACAACAACTATATTTGTGCAAATAACTGATCCAGCATTTCCAGTAAAGCCAATTGATGTGACTTATTTAGATGGATTCTTTGTTGTTGCCAATGGTGATACTAATGGATTTCAGTTAAGTTCATTGAATGAAGGATTAATTTGGGGAGCTGATAACACTGGCTCTGCAATAGTTGTAAACGTTGCAGCAGCATCAGCAGATATAGTTTTAGCAACTGGTAGCAATGCGTTTTATCAAATTGGTACGCCAGTTGTGTTTACTGCTGGTGTCGCTGAGTTGGTTGCAGGAACTGTCTATTATGTCGTTGGATTGACAGGTGCTAATATTATTCGTGTATCAGCGACTAGCAATGGAGCAGCGATTGTTTCAGCGTTAGGTGGTGCAAGTACAATTACGAATAATGGTCAGGTTCAAGAAGGTTTTATAACTTCACATCCAGGAACGATAGTTGCTTGTAAAACATTACACCGTAGACTATTTCTATTTTCGCAAAACTTTACAGAAGTCTGGGAAAACGCAGGAATAGGCACTAATTTACCATTCAGGCGCAACAATGGTTTATTGATGGAGTATGGAACTCCGGCTGTCGGTAGTGTGTCAGTTGGTTTTGATAGAATGATATTCCTATCACAAGATCGAGATGGTTTAGGATCTGTGATGGAAGTAGTTGGTACTGAAGCTATTCCTATCTCAGAAAGGTCATTAGACTATGAGTTAGCGCAATTTGTGTCTGATCCATTAATTGGTATCGCTGATGCAAGATGCTTTTTGATTAAAGAAAATGGTTTGATCTTCTATAGACTTAATCTTACAAAAGCTAATCACACCTATGTATATGGTGTAAGCATGTCAACACAAGAAGATAAGAATTGGCATGAAGAAGAAGTTTTAAATGGCGATAGGCATCCCGCACAAACGCACGGATTTTTTTATGGAAGAAATTATGTTGGTAGTTACTTATTACCTAAATTGTATTTAGTTGACGATAGTTATAACACGAATGATGGTGAAGCTATTAGACGTATGCGTATTGGTAGGCCGGAAATGCCACCAACGTCACAGCGCTTGCGTGTGGATAGATTTCAACTAGATTTGTTGCAAGGCCAACTGTCAGCTGGCGGTTCAAGTATTGAAGAATTAGAAATATTTACTGAAGACGCTTTAACATTATTAACTGAAGCTGATGTAAGTATTATTACCGATCAAGGTTTGATTATCTTTGATGCTGATGATAATCCAACGGTATTTTTGTCGGTATCTAAAGATGGCGGTCAATCATATGGTTATCGCGTTCAGGCACCTATGGGTAAAGTTGGTCAACGAACATTTAGGACAGTGTGGCGCAAACTTGGTTGTACTAAGCGCGGTCAAGCATTTGTACCAAAGATTGAGTTTTTTAATAAAACACCATTTGTCATACTTGGTGCAACCTGGTGTTATGAAGTGTTGCCGGAGTAACCATGGCTTTAGATTTAGATTTATTTCCTTTGTACGATCCTTTGACTTTAAAATCAAAAGATCAAATGTCTGCGGTTTGGCGAGACGCATTAGCGACTTATCACCAGACATTAACAGGTTATTTATCGCAGTTTGGTATGTTTATGCCACAGTTAACAACAGTACAACGAGATACGATTCAGTCGCCAGTAAATGGGCAAATGATATATAATACTACACTAGGAACGGCGCAATACTTCAAGGCTGGGGTATGGACATCGTTCTAGCATAAGGATATGCAGATATGGGTATGAATCGAAGCGGAATGTTTGGCGGTAACCAGAATGGAGGATTTGGTGGCAATCAAGGCGGCGGAAGCAGCTTCGGTGGTGGACTTGGTCAATTCCTAAGTGGCATGTTCGGAGATTCTGGGAAACCCTATGAAGATGCTCAAGATGCTTATTCGAAATATTTCAATCAAGCCACAGGTGCTCAACAACCTTATTCCCAAGCTGGTCAAAATGCTTTAGGTCCTTATCAAGACATGATTAAAAATATGTCTGATCCTTCTGCA